TGATGCATGATTGAGTTGTCAATCTTTTCTTGCATTGCAGCAATTTTTTTGCTCTGCAATACAAAGCTGTTAGCAGTAACTTCTGCCAGTTCTTCCAATTTATTAATGCGCTTAAAAATAGACCAAATCATTTTGCTTTCTCCTTGAGATAAGTGTTTAAACGTTCAATTCGTTTGGTGTTGTACTGCACGATTGATTGAGCAAACTCCACCGCTGTTTCTGCCTCTAACTTCTCTAATGCTGCTGCCTCTAACTCCTTTCTTACAACTTCTAAAAAAGATGGGGTTCTCATGTAATTTTTTAAAAACTCAAACATCTTCATTTTTTGTTTTCCTTTTGATGGCATCTACTGGCATCATTTCTGTTACCCAGAAACCGTCTTTGTTTAAAGCCATCTTCAACGCCAGCATTTCTTCGGGTGTTCTGCACCGCCGGTCTTTTGCATGTTTCCCAATCCGGTGCATACTGAATGCTGAATTGCTATTAAAGTATTCTTTGCATCCTTGGCACTGGTTCCTGCTTCCTTTAAGCACTTTCATTTTTTCTTCTCCTGAATCATTTGTTTAAACAGTTCATCAGAGATGAGTTCTGCAAACGATTGACCACTGGGAAACCGCATCTGTGCTGCTGGCAATGCATTGATGGATTGCACTGCTGCCTTGATCCCATCATTAAATGCAGACGCATAGCTACCATCAGACAGACGCATTAGGATCCCCTCTCTGATTAGCTGGGCCATAGTCAGCTTCTTTGCCTTTGCAAACTTACGCAGACTGGTATGGTCAGCTTCACTCATGTAAGTCATAAATGGTTTTAACTTACTCATATGCCCACCTTCCATGCATCAAACTCTTTAACAATTTCATCAAACCGATACTTGGCTGACAGGTTGCCATTGAGTTCTGTGCGTGATGCAATGCCACATTCATGGCAAAGCGTCTCTGCCGTCAATGACTCATCGCATTCTTTACCTGCATATGCCTGACCCATAAAGGTTTGAAACAGCGGGTTGCGACACAGGATGCCAGCCTGTTGTGTGCGGTTGTTGTAGTCAGTGGCAGACTCATCGTCTTTGAGCCTGACCATGACACATGCATAACGCGCCCCGACAAAGTCCCGAATCAGTTCTTCGGGCAACTCATCAGGGTGTATTGCTAGGGTCAAAACAAAACCGGAACGGTCTTGCTTTAACGCTATCTTTCTGCATTCGTACTGAAGGGCCATATCAGAAGGGGATGTCTTCGTCAGGGAAGTCTTGGCGCTGATCTTCTTGGCGAACAGTGCCGCCTTCTTCGCTAAACACAAAGCGGTTTACAGCAAGCGACAGATAGATCTTGCCGCTCTTATCAATCCTCTTCCAACCGCTAAGCTTGATGACATGGCATCCATCCTCCACCGTAATTGCAGTTAAGTCTTTAAGGTTGATGCGGATGTCTCCCCAGTAGTCGGGGCTGTTAGTCCTTTTCTTGGTAAGCAGCGCCCGCATGGTTCCTGTATCGGGCTTCGGTATATAAGGAGTGTTAAAAGTAGCCATGATTATTTTCCTTCAGTAAAAATTTTCTTCTTTGCGGAGAAGTGTCCCAGCACCTGTTTAAATAAATCAGGGTGCGTCTGCTTTAACGACTCCAACTGCAATTGGTTACTAAGCCAATAGCCGTTGAGATCGTCAACCGTGTTGCAAAGGCTGGCGTACTCCACCAGTCCATCTGCGAATAGTTTGCGTGAGGCATCGCTGTTGTCCCACTCAGTAACCTGTACCCGCTTGTTAGCTTTGGTAGCTTTAGGTTCAGCCTTAGGTTCATCCTTGGGTTCTGCATTAAGATCTGTTTCGGGCAGATCCTCTCCGCTGTATATGTATAGACCAAGGCCGTGCAGTGCAATTGCTTTTGTCAGGCAGCGCATGATTGACGTGTTTACATCAAACGAATTGGGCGAGGCAATCGGTTTGTTGCGGTAGTCCAGCACAGGCAGCATACAAGTCACAGGCTTCTCAAACATGGTGACGGTTACCCATACCATGAACGATCCACCCACAGGCATGAGCGGTGAGCCATCAAACATCTCCACCTTAAAGTTGGCAGCAGGGTCAGCCTTCAGCGCCTCTGACCAAGCCCATGCCCATGACAGGTATGTCAGGCCGTTCTTCTTTTCTGTATGCTCGTTTACGTTAATCTTTAACAGATCAAGCTGATTCATTTTTCTCTCCGTTGTATTGGCTGCACCACTGGCTGACTTGGCAGTAGTTTCCTGCGCATCGTCTTGGTTCTCCGAGTCTTGTTTCGACATATCCGTTTTCCTTTGCTGCCATCTCTTTGGCTTCTTGCTCACTGGTTAATACTCGAATCGCAGTCTTGCGACCCTCGCGCTTTACGGCGAATGTCGTTTCCGACATCCAGCGTTCTTGGTTGGAGCAGAGCGGTAACTCCTCCCCAAAATCTTTTGCCATCTTCGCCATCTTGTGTGCGTTTAAACGACCACGAATGAATGCCTCGGTTTCCGTGGCAGACCAAACTGGGATGTCTACGACCACGATGGATGCGTCAGGGTAGTTGGCTCCATTGCCGTTCTTACTCCAGTCCCGCAGGAAGGCGCAGACCTTGAGTGCCACTACCCGCTCCTGCTTGACCGTCTCAACGAACCACTTGTACATGTTGAGTTGCTCTACCCATTCGGTCTTCTCATTAATCACAGACCACACAGACGTAACCTTGTAGTCCCATATCACCGTGCCAGCAGGGGTACGCTCCTGCACATCAATCTGTCCGCTGATTTTTGAGCCTTCAACCTCTGCATATAGCCTCTCCTCAGCCGTGTTGTTTGCGGGCATTCCAGCCGCCTCCAGCACCTTATGCAGGGCCGTGCCAAGGAAGGTGTACATCTTGTCGCTGATGTCGATTTCTATCTCATCTTCGTACTGTTCGCGTAACAGTGCTACACGAGGTGGCTGCAAAAGTCCGGTAACGCTATACTCAGATGCACCTTTGCTGTAGTCATCTTTCATCATGGCATTGGTCAACGCCACTGGTAAGTTGTACTTGTTCGTAATTTTCATCTCTTCTCCAAGGTTGTTTATGATTCCTGATTGCAATGATAGTGATGTTACACCAGAAATGCAAGTGCTATCAATAAATATTTTTGGAGAGCCTGCAAGCAAGGCCAACTCAAGGCGTGTCGTGCGGTATGGAGGGATGTCAAGGCTGATCAAATCAAAGAAAGCTTTGTCGTACAGCGATGTTTTTTTACAACAATGCCCGACCTTGCCTACTCTAATGGACGGTGACTTGGAGGTTACTCTGCATATTTACTATGCCTCCCGCCGCCCTGACTTGGACGAAAGCCTGATCCTTGACCTGATGCAAGGACGGATCTATTTAAACGACCGGCAGGTGAAGGTGCGACACGCTTACTGGCACTTGGATCCTGACAACCCACGCAGCCTAATCACCATCCGTCAGATCCCAGAGATTGCTCCCAAAAAAAAGCCCCGCGTGAGCAGGGCTAAAGGAGAGGAGACAGCATGAGAAACATGCAGGGCTAGTTTACACCAAGCTCACCATATGAGCTACCCCGGTAGGCATGTATTGTTTAAACAAACAAAAAAACAAAAGCGGCAATAAGTAGTAAACCATGTCCTTCATGTCCTTCATGTCTTTTTATACGTTTAAACATCAGGACGCTAATCAACGATTTGAATCCTGATCTGAAGTACCCATTTCACTCTAGCCGGTTAGCGTGAATAAATCATAGGGAAAATACCTATGCACAAGACGTTGTTCATTTGTATACTTTGATCGTTGGTGGTTGTCCGGCGGGTTAGCGCCGCCGCAGTGGATTTCCTTTCATTGTTTAACACACACTGCTTCATGTGAGCAACCATCAACTATTTTTTTGTAAAGTTGTTGCACTGCGTATCAATCTGTGATACAGTGCGAACAGTTGCCGTAGGAAGCGACTGGTCTTAAAGCCGTTTACTCATGCCTCTTCCATCGTTTGATGGTTCCTACAGGGGGCAGTAGTAAACGGCTTTTTTCATTCCTGCCGTACTCCATACGTTAACAAGAGTTCAGCCTGACTGCGTGGAAGAAAAGGGCTACACGGTAAGCGTTAAGGCGCGGAGCAACTACTCCCAACAATCCGTGGTGCTGGTCTAATCTGCAAGCACAGGGGTCGTAACAGACATGCAGATGCCGTAAGGCGGTGAAACCATTCCCTCCCGACCCTTCAGTGGGGAAGGGGGGTCTTTGGGTGAAATTAAATAAGACCGCCCAAGCGGTCGTTTATAAAATATGATAGTTAACATGACAGCATCAGAGGCATCCATAGCATTGACATTGGCAGTCATGCGTAACACCACTGCGCGGCAAAACAATGTGGCTGACAAGCAGATGGGTAAGCAAGATCCTATTGAGATAGATCGTGATGGGATCCTTGCAGAGATGGCGTTTGGTAAGCAGTTTAATCTGTACCCTGATCTGTCTGTCTACCCCCGCAAAGGCGGGGCAGACCTAATTACACACAATGGTTTAAAGGTGGATG